TATATGTCCACGCCATCGATGTACATCGTGGCCTGCTGTATGTCCTGCGGTGTGATCATCTTGCCTCCCAGGCGAGCTGTTCGCCCATATACCAGGCGGATGCTCTGGCGACCTCTCGGCCGTCTATAATGACAGGCACCTCGATCCGTGTGGATCCTGTGCCGGTGATTGACGCGGACAGGTCTGCCGCATATCCCGCCAGATCCGGCAGGTTATAGTTGATATCGCTGTTAAAGCCCAGCGCGACGTCTCCAGCCAGTCCTTCCACCGCATCCGTGACCTTATAGGCATTATCCTCTATGCCCTGCGCGTAAAGGTCGACCATGTCTTTCGGGAAAAGGTGGAAGTCAGACAGCGGTCCTTTTTCCGGTTCGGAGAAGCCCAGGAAGTCCCGGATGCCGCTGGCAATACCTTTGACCGCATCCCAGACCTTGCCGACCGCACCCGTGATACCCTGCACAAAGCTGTCGATGAGGTCGCGTCCCCACTGCAGCGGATTAAGGCTCTTTATGCCGTCCTTTACCTTCTGGACGACCTGCTTGCCGATCTCGGGCAGCTGGCTGAAATAATCGCGGATGCCCCGGATCAGGGTCGTGACTATTTTGCCGCCACTGTCCAGGATCTTCGGAAGATTATCAAAAAGGCATTTTACCAGGGTGACTATAAGCTCTGCCGCGGCCATCGCCAGCTTCGGGGCTGCCTTAATCAAAGCTGTCACCAGATGCTCAATTATGACCGGCGCCTTTTCAATCAGCTTCGGAAGCGCCTCGATCAATCCCTCCGCGATGGCTATGATAATGGCAATCGACGCATCGATCAGCATCATAAGGTTGTCCGGGTCTGTCAGCACGTCCACGATCTCAAGGATGCAGTCGACCACGGCAGGGATCAGCTCAGGCAGTGCCTGCGCTATCCCCAGCGCCAGCTGGACTATAAGGTCGAGGCCGACCCGGACCAGCTCCGGCGCCATATCAATAAACATCTGCGCCAGTCGTAAGATCAGGTCTGTCACGATCGGCAGGAGATCAGGGATAGCAGAGATCAGCCCCTCGCAAAAGGATGAGATCAGCTTTATCCCGACGTCCACCATCTCGGTGGCTTTCTCGCCGATCATCACAACTGCGTCAGCCAGGATCCCACCCAGCGCATCCATCGCGCCAGAGACGCCGTCAGTATTAAAGGCCTCTGTTACTTTCGACAGGCCGTCCGTCCCGAATTCCACAAACTCACGGAGCTGTGGCGTGAGCCCATCAGACACCGCGATCTTGGCGCCCTCAAGGGCAGACTGTAAAAGCGTTATATCACCAGCCAGATTGTCGAGCTGAGTGCTGGCCATTTTCTCAGCGGCGCCCTGGCTGCTGTCGATAGCTCCCGCGAGCTCATGCCAGCGCTCGACGTTGGTGTCCATAAGAGCATTAACGCTCTTAAGGTCCACTTTGTTAAAGATTGCACTGAGGGCTTCTGACCTCTTTGCGTCGGACGCTCCGTCCAGGGCTTTGTTAAAGTCCTGGAATATATCCTCCATGGCTCTGAAATTGCCCTGACTGTCATAAGCCTCGACGCCCAGGGCTTTTAGTGCTTCCGCCGCTTTGTCTGTCGGATTCTGCAGCGACAGCATGATATTACGCAGAGCCGTTCCGCCCTCAGCGCCCTTGACGCCGTTATCTGCGAGCAGCCCCAGCACGGTGGCAAGCTCTGTTGTGCCGCCTTTTAGCGTCTTAGCGGTTCCACCGACAGTCAAAATTGCGTTGCCCAGCTGCTCGACACTCGTGTTGGACTTGCTGGACGCAGCAGCCATCTGATCGACCATGGCCGCCGTTTCTTCCAGTGACAAGCCCAGAGCAGACTGCGCGTCCGTGACCATATCAGACGCGGATGCAAGCTCGATGCCGCCAGCCGCCGCAAGGTTTAGGACGTTCGGCAGCATGTTCATCGCTGTTTCAGCGTCATAACCAGCGAGCGCCATATAATTGAGAGCGTCAGCCGCTTCTGTCGCAGAAAATGCGGTCTTGCTGCCCATCTCCTGGGCAAAGTCACGCAGGTCCGCGATCTCGTCGACGGTCTTGCCCATGGTGGCGGCCACCTGGGACATTGACGAGTCAAAGGTCATACCAGCGTCGACAGATGCCTTGGCAAAAGCTCCGACAGCGGCAGTCCCTGCCGCCACGGCACCGATCGCGGCCTTGCCGACACCGGCAGCTATGCCCTTGGCAGCTGAGCCAAATTTACTGGACAGCTTTGACTCGGCCTTGTCGACCTCCTGATCGATGCCGCTGTCATCCAGCTCGACCTTATATTTTACGCTGCCGACGTCGTTCACTGCTTTGCCCTCGCTTCCAACAGATCAAAAAGACCGGCAAGCCCGGTCTGGAAGTCCTTACCCGTCCCCCGCAGCGCATAGACCGCCTTGAGCCTTGTCAGTCTTGCGATCTCTTTGCTGTTGTATTTATTCGCTGCAGGGATCTCTGCCGCCCGGATCCCGATGATCTCGGACAGCTTTGTATTGTCCGGCAGCCCCTCCAGGAGCGCCCGGAACTGTAAAATGTGCATGGTCTTATCGGCATACAGGTCTATGCCATACGCCTGCATAAAGCCCGCACAAATATATGGCCAGTCCTGCTCTATATCCATGTACTTAGGCCCGTCTGGCTTCGGCCTGTCATCCTTCACTTGGTCGTAGATCGCCCGGATCAGCTCAGGATCCGCGGGAGCCTCCGGCCCGACGAACATATCGAGCGCAAGCCGCAGCTGTTGTGCCTGCATAAGCCGATCATCCTGCAGGAGATCCGCCACAGCAAAAAAGACGCCGTAAGAATAGTCGACCGGGTACGTCTCCCCGTTATACTCGACAGACGCAGGCAGGTCTGCATAGGGTTTCATCGCTTCGGTTGCATAACATGCTGATACTGCTGCATGATGCGCTGCTGAGCCTCTGCTACCTTAGGCACCACCACGTCATTGATAAAAGGGACCACATCCGCCAGCATCTCGCTGTATGCCTGACCGTAAAAATTGACAAGCTTGCTGGTCTGGTCTGCCCCGAAGATCACCTCAAAAAAGGCCAGGATCGCCGCACCGTATGCTTCGATGTTCTTCTCGGTTGGCTTCTGTCTGGCTACCTTTTGGGCTTCTGTAAAGGCTCCTGCCGCCTCATAATACCTTTTAAGGATCGCGTCGACATTAAGATCGACAGACAGCACAAGCTCCTCCCCGGTACCCTTGTCGGTGATCTGCAAGTCCTCGACAATGTGATTTCGCGTTATTTGGTACATCCCCTCTCTCTCCTCTCTCTGAAAAAAGAGGAGCCCCGTCTGGAGCTCCTCCGCATATACTTAAGTTATATACTTAAGTATTAGGTCCCCGGTACAGCCGTCGCAGTGATGACGATGTTACCTGTCACCGATGCAATGCTGATGGCGCCCGTCCCAGACGTGTACGCCGTCGATGTGATGTCCGTGCCGCCCATCGTGATGACGACAGAGCTCATCTCATACGTCGACGTCGGTGTCAGCGTGCCGCTATACGGCGTGCCGCTCGTCTCGCTCGTCGCGGTGTTGCTGTTGGTGACGTTGGTCAGATTGTTGGTCACACTGTATGCCGTCGGCGCTGTCGCCCAGGCGTCGCCCAGGTAAGGCGCGCCATTAAAGCGCATCTCGACGCTTATCGCGGATCCGTCTGTCGTGCCACCGCTCACATCGCTCAGGTTCGCAAAAGTGACGTTGGCGCTGACCACGCTCGCGGTGCCGTCCTCTGCCGTCCTGGTCAGCCGGAAATGCGTGTCGCGCTTGGACATCAGCTCGTACTTCTGCACAAACATGTAATCCTGCGCCGGATCACCGATCACGCGGATGCCCGCGAAGGTCATGGCCGGAGCCATACCCGTGACATAGTTGACCGCCTGACCCCTCCCGCACAGGAAGAAATACTGCTGCACGGTTTCGTTCATGGCCTCTGAGATATTATTGAAGCCAGCACACAGAGGCGCCCAGGTACGTGCAGGTCCCTGGGGCGTGATGTCGATCTCTGCCGTGTACTTGTACACCGGCACGATCTCAGGCTTGACGTAGTTAGCTACGTCGGTAGCTGTAGCATCCATCGCTTTATCCTTTCCGCCAGTAGAAGAAAATGTCAAACGACGAGCCACAGATCCACTGGCTGTTCTGTTCCCGTCCGATAATTGACGGCGTTGATGTGGTGGCGATGTCTGTAACCTGGCACGCGTCCGTCCCAAACGCCGCATAGTTTGTTTTGCGCGTCAGCTCCTCGTGGATCTTTGTGAGATCCGTCAAAAGCGTCAGCTGGTTGGTGTTTTTGCCGTTAAGGACCACAGGCACCCTGTACACCATGCCCTTGTCCAGATGCGTGTCCGTAGGTGCGCCCGTGCTCTGGATCATGCAGATCCCATTATTAGGCGGGTCTGATCCGAACACGACCTTAGCAAAGGGCTCGATCTCGTCGTCTATATAGTCTGCAATCTTCTGCAGTATGCCGTCAATAAAATTGCTCATTGTAGCCCCTTATCAAAAGACTTCTGCGCGATCTCGTGCAGAAGTCTTTTGATAAGG